CTACGATGTCGAATGGAGGTTCTGCCCTGTATTTGGTTACGCCGATATTGTAGCATCTTTTGTTTTGCTGAATAAATCCATGTGTGAAATGCCAGAAGTAGCCATCATAGAGAACAGGAGAGGCACCCCCGCGAATAGGCCCACCTGAGTAATGCCCCTTGAATGGGGTTTCATAGGCTAGTTCCGCTTTGCTGCCTTCTATTCGCAGGATTCGATGCTTATTGGTGGTTTCATAGACACAATGAGCGATACCTTGATAATCGAAGTAGCCGTGATTTTTCTCCTGGGGACGATCAGGAAGAACCACAGGAAGAAACTCATCTTCCACTTCTAGTTGCTCTTCATTAATCCGAGCAAACCTTACCCGCGTTCTTCTGCCACCATAGGCTACAAACATCAAATGTAAGATACCATTCAGCCTGAATAGTCTGGCATCCTCATGACCGATCACCCCTTTTCTGCTGAGTTTCAGCATCCCCCATTCCTTGGGAATCGGCTGGAAGTTCTTATCTAGTCTGCAGAGCACAATACGACTACCACTCCACCCAGTCCTGAAACTGAATATGTATCCTTCCCCTGATTCAATAATGGACGCATTGAACCGAATCCCCGGTATTTCAGGATGTAGATTGTGATGATCGAAGCGGATAGTGTTGCGGTTTACTGCGGTGGTCGTGCGGTGATCTGCGGTTTTCTGCGGTGCAGACCAATCCTCACAATACACACACTCGCTAACTCTCACCGTGCCCTTTACACTGCATCCATAGGTAATGCAAGTCGTACAGCCTGCTTTTGCCCTGCCGTTCTCCCCGGTATTATGCTGGCACTGCTTGGCGAGGGGGAGGGAGCGGAGGAGGGGCTTGGATGCTGGCTGTTGATAAGTTGTTGTGCCACCATCCCAAGCAATCCTGAACTTCTCGGCATTCTCGCTCGGATCAAGAGCTATCTGAAGCCCATGCCCAAAGTGCCTGCGTTTGTGCCTCTTGCAATACCCAACAGCATCGACAGGACACACCATGCTAGAAACTCCCTGTCATGATAAACGAGAGTAACGCTGCACAGGTGCAGGGTGAACCGATGCTGCCCGTTTCAAAGGGTGCCAGCCCAACTACTTCAGCCGAAAACGGATCACATGAAGCAGCATCAAACACCTTGGCCCGCCACTTGTAGTAGACCGAGTTTATGCCATCGCTCCAGGTGTAGACCGCGTTGACTTGGTAGAACGTCGAATCATCTGCCTTGGTGTAGCAACACAAAGCTATTTGGAATTGAACAGCCACAACATCAGGTATGGAGCAATCAAGGAATAAATCGCCTACACCAGATCGAAAAACAATGTCAGGCTCAGTGTCGTACTCGCCGCCGAATCCATCGCATGCGCCACCATCAATATTTCCACCTGTGCCGCTGTCGCACAAACACGCAGCACACCCCGGCAACTCATAGCTGAATGTGATTGCTGACAGTGTGCCAAATTCAGCACAGCAATTTGGAAGCCCTTGACCACCACCCCCACTCCCCGAACCGCTGCCACTGCCACAGCAACACGCCTCCATAGCTGCCCGCATCGCCTCCGCACGGGTTCCAGTGACAAGTACCGCTGCCACTAGCTAACCCTCGTCAATAACCCTGTATCACAGTCAAATGACCACTGCTCATTCCCTGAGCCGCTGCCCGCCTCTCCCCCAAACACAAAATGCCACGCATTCCCTGATGCAGAACGATATGCCCTGCAAATATACCCTTCAGGCACATCAGCGTTACCATTCACCTCAATCAGTGGGTTGATATCCTGAGTACCTGAATTGCCCGATGGATCAACTTCAATCGTCTCATTGCCATTGTCAGCAATGACCACCATCCCCTGAGACCATGCATAGCGGTTATCACTGCCAGCATCGCCTGAACCGCTACCGTAGTATGATCCGCTTCCCTGACCTTCCACAATGGCCCAAATCTCTTCTATGTCAGGGGGAAGGAATTGATTCCCGCCTGGATACTGCACCATTCCATAGCCGCCGGCCCGCGAAGCCTGATCGACAGAATCCTGCAGTTCCATCATCATCTCAGATGGTGGAATCTGCCCTCGTCGTACAGTCTGTGGATCGTAGTTAGCCATTTAGCTGAGTGGTGGTGTAGAGGGTGACCAGAAATAGCCAAAATTCCGCAGTCTAAATGGTGCAGATAGATCAGCCTTGGCAGTTGCAGAACTGGTAGTATTAACAGCTATTCGTTCAAAGCTCACTTTCTTCGTAGCTGAATTGTAATAGGGGGCTGCATTGTGCCCGTAGGTGGTTACATTGTCTGCTGCCTTCATGTCCCGATAGCTGAAGAAGTAGGTAACGTCATAGTATCGGTCACCATTAGGGGCAGTTCTCGCCACTGTCTTGGGATTCAGATAGAGCAGCGTTTCAGGGGCACAAGTGAATGACTGGGTTCCTGTGCCGTCTACAGGCCTCAGAAAGAACGTAAAAGCTGAATCGTTTACAGCCCCTTGAAACCACATCGCAGCCGTGGGAATCATCGGCAAACCATAAACAGTTGCTGAGATTCTGGCCGAACTGATAGGAATACGAATCATCTGATTGACTTGTTGACCAACAGCAACCGTCTGATACTTGTACGCTCCCTGTGGAATACTGATTAGCTCTGTGCTAAAGTCGGCATTCCATTCCGTGAACCGATCCCATTCGTCGTAATCGAATGCTCCTGTAGGTGCCAGTGGATCATCTACATCATCATCACTTATCACTGCATAGGGAGGCACGATGTAGTCTGCTGTGATATGTGCCTTATCGGGGTACCCTACCTGAAACGCATCGTAAACCAGCGTGCTGGAAGTCATGCCCGGTCTGGCTGTATCAATCGCTCCTGCATTGGTTCGGGGAATGCCTGCCCCCTTGATTTCTGACACATCCACACAAGCAAATTGCCTATCCAGAGCCTGCCAGAAGAATTGATGAGGCAGCGTCCTGCTGAAGGTACTGCCATCTATGATCGTTTCACCACGCAGAGCTTTTGCTAGATCAACAGCATCTTCCCATGCACAGGTGAACATTCGGCGTGAGGATAGATTATCTCTTCTGAAAGAGAATGTGGGGGAGCCTTCAAATAGCTCTTTACAGGTAATTGTGCCTATTTGCATGCTAGATTTTACGTAATAGAAACGAAACCAGCCATCCCTCCGCATTCCTCTCTTATAGAGAGAAGGTATGAAGGGCAGGCTAACTATGAAGCAATAACTGGTCTAGTATCAAGAGCTAGGGTAAATACCCATGATGTTGTTAGTGCAGCTGAGTTGAAGAGTTTTGTCGAATCATGTATGCAGGGTTGACCGGGACGCTGGCTGGTGGTGTTAGATCGATTACTAACTCGGAACCCGGAAACCTTACTTCTCAGTAAGGGAAACTCTTCTTTGGCATCACTAAACTTCCCCACTCCGCGTGTAAGGTTCGTCCTCACTGGGGCTTCAACACGACTCCAGTAGTTATGGAGACTCTTGGTGCAGGCCCATGACGCAGTGCTGGAATTTCACCAGACTTAGCAAATGTTTGGATAACATTTCCTGTCCCGTCCTGCTGGCTACTTTCTTTGATGCGATGGCAGAAACAGCCTTCCGATAAGCCATCTGCAAGACACAAGCCTTGCACAGTTATTGCAAACTAACGCCAGGTTTTAAATTGGCAACATCAATTTATCAGGGAAGGTCTTGCCAGTCAATGGATATGTGGTACTATTATCCTGCACAGTTTATTGCAAACTGCCAAGGTTTTGCAACAGTAGCCATCTCTTCATCGGGGTGGCTATTGTTGTTTTTTCTTAAAATCTTGGACGTTCTTCCTGCGAATAACGCTAAGTCAGGTAGAATGACGAGAACTACTGGGAGTGCGACTGTGAAGAGTTTCTTGCGTATTGGTGCGATTCTGCTTGTTGGTCTTGTGGTCTATTACTTTGTTTCCAGCAAGATCAGCAGTGATTCTGCGAAGCAACGCGACCAGATGAATGAATCCATCAAGTTTATGAACCGTGCCAAGAACTAAGGCAAGGTCATTCGCTTCAGCACGTCTGACATACGTTGAGTATTGGTAGCGGTTTCCCGTGCTGTCTGATTACCTTCCGCAGCCAATTGTAGAAGCTTCTGTTGTATCTCGTCTGCTGCCAGTGCTGCTTGAGCAGTCTGGCTAAATGCACTTTCGAGCGAAGTCATACTACCCGATCCACCACCCATGCCAGATGTAGCTCCAGCCAACAGCATATCATTAACTCCACCACCCTTGCTTTTGGCGATATCCTTGGGATCGGTGAACTTCACATCCTTCCCTTGTTTTGACTTGTTGATGAAGTCTTCCAACATGCCGATTTCTTTCATCTTGGCCTGAATACTGGCTTGTTGCTCATTGGTGTTGTTGGTAAGACCTAATAGACCTTTTCCATAATCAGCAGTAGCAGCAATATTCCCTTGATTTATTCCCGCTCTAGCCTGGGCTTTAGCTTCTTCTTCCAGCTTGGCCTTGGTCTTTTGAGCTAGTGCTAGTTTCTCTTCTGGTGACAAGGTGTTGTCGCTGGCAATGGCATTGGCTGCACTACCTGCGAATTCCTTTTCCGTATAGACTCCTGCCTTCATCCGCTGCATCGTCTCTACCGATTCATTCATCTTGGCTATCATCTTGTCCATATCGGCATTCACTTTCATGATCGCTGCCGACACAGCCAGAAACGTCGCTGCTACAGGATGCTTGGCAATCACATCCCAAATACGCGTCAGTTGAGTAAAGGCATACACTGCACCAGCTACTGCTACCCCATAGCCTACCCATGTGCCTATCTGCTTCTTGGTCTCTGGATCGATATTAGCAATATACCGTGCTAAATCCTGAATCCACTTGGAAGCCTGAATCACCTGAGGGATAAACGCTTGACCAATGGTAGCAGACAGAATACGTAGTGAACCCTGAAAGGTATTGAAGGCCTGAGGACTGGCAGCTTGGGCAAAGCCGAGAGCAGCGTTCTTGGCAGGGGTGAAGGCGTTAGCGAGGTCAGCAATGCCACGGGTAGCCGTATCCATACCCTTAAAGGACACTTCCACGAATGCCTTGGCCAATGTCATATTCGCTGCCATCACTTACCCCCTTGCAAAGCCTGCTGCCACTACATTCTCCCACACCGATTCATCCGTTGAACCTTCCTCTTCTTTCCATTCCCATATCTGCTGTATCTCACTATCTGAATACCCTCTGGCACTCCATGCCCAGTGAAACAACTCATCATAGCGAGTAACTTCTTTCTCTTCTGATCTCTCTTCGCCTAGCAGATGAATAATCTGCCAGTCGGTCATGTTCGCAAAATGAGTCCAGAGAGCAGGGTAGTTCTGAATGATCTGCCTTGCTACGTGGCTAACATCATCTTGACCTTTTCGACCATCTCGGCTTGCTTTGTCTTGGCTCCGGCAATTGCCATCTCCCCCGCTGCCAGAGCCATCTGAGGGTCTAATCCACTCACATAGTAGATCGCACCCCATAGCCACGGGCCTATACCAGCGTCCTGCTGCACTTCTGTGACCAGTTCAGGTGTGATGTGGTGCTTTCCATTCTTCTTGGTTCTCTCGCCTTCCTGAAGCAACAGAAACATCAGGTAGGAGATGCCGACATCAGTACGCATGGCTGATTGCCACTTCTCTCCCTGCCATCGGTATTTCTTCAGGCCGAAATCTTCCAGAACGATCTTGCGAAGTTCTTTTTTGGATTCGTCGTCCAGCCCTTCGCATGCTTCATTACAGCCTTCCATTGCTGACTTCTTGAGCCACTGCTCATATTCAGCCTTAACGCCTTGGGTAGGCTCCCCAAGGCGATACGTCTTGCCCTTATACTCTGGCAGGTCTATGCCCCATGCCAGTGTTCTGGAAACTTCAGACATCCATTACTCCTATGCAGGCTCTGTATACGTTCCAACGTTCTTGGCCGTGAACTCGTATCTTATGCCTTCCCGCACCACTGCCGACTCATTGACTGTCAGAATCAGCAAGGCAGGGAACGTCCAACACTTGCCAGTAGTATCGTTCAGATAACAACTGGTAGTGGTCAAGGTCGTCCCAGCCTTGATAAGCAGAGGCGATGCATGCTGATTGCTGGTAGGGTTCCAGAAGGCTTTGACATTGAGCGTCGCATCCTTGATACCACCAGTCCGGCGGCCATAACCACCTTCTTCGAAGTTGGTATCATCGATCTCGCCGATTTCATCTGTGACATTCCACTCAGCAGCTTCCAGTACGGTCGCTGAGCCGGTTCGGATTTTGGCATTCTTGGCACTGATTCCACCTACACCAGGCATAGCATTCAATCATACTGCGAAAGGTAACTCAAGCTGGCCGTAGCTGCCTGAACAAGCCTTTACTGAGACAATATCAATGTCACCCTTACTGTTGCCGAATTAACAGCATCAGCGTTGACAAACCGGATTCTATCGGCTGATCCACTGCTGATAGTATATCCCACCTTGCAGGTATACAGCAGATGATCGCCATTGTTCACTTCAAAGCCTACCAGCTTCGTTCCAAAGAGCGGGTTGGTTGACCCACCTATGGTAATTCCCGTACTAGTCGTCGTTGTCAAATGCTCTACCAGCATCGCCTTGAGTTTGGTCGCTGCTATTGCCTGCCCAAATTGGTCAGTTAATCCAGTAGTCAGATTGAGAGTCGAAGAACTGGAAGCAGTAATGGTAAGCGTAGCCTGATAGACGACATTCCCTTGATTCGTTCCTGTACCATTGGTGAAGTTGATGGTAGGCATGCGGGATAGGCTTTGGCGTGCTGTACCAGTAGTATCCTGATACAGGCATTGCAGCATCCCGCGAACAGTAGCACTAGTCAGTGAAGAAGCCACTAGCTCACCTCTGGTATGTCGTTAGCACTGGATTTCCTCACCGTCTGGTACTCCAACACACATTCAATATCTGCGGAAAAGACCCTATTTTGTTGGGAGTCCTTGTAGTCTTCCAGACCTTCTCGGACACTCAGAATCTCCAAGTTGTATTCCAAGTGGTTATCCACCTGAAGATACTGCTCCATATCGTCCACGATGTTGATAATCGCCGGAACGATCTTCTGGTCTAACGTCTGGAAACTGTTACTGAAAGCCACGATTCCAAAGGTTAACCGCTTCTGCCTTGATTCAGTTAGCCGATCCCACTCTTCGCCGCGATGGTCAAGGATGATGGTAGAGCCAGTAGTCAGATTGCAGCCATCAGGAACGATCTGGAAATAGGTTTCAGTCTGGCCAGTAGCTCTCAGCGATGCCAGGTAGGTATCGCTGTCCAGAAGCTCTTTGATCGCTGATAACGCTGAAACTGCCATGCTAGATTTTACGGCAGAACATTCACAGGCCACGATTCCGAGGCTAATGCCCAGTTGGATACCGTTGCTGGTGGAGTCCCTAGCGTAGCTACTAATCTGAGCCGATACGTTCCAGATTCCGAATATACCACGGAATCTATCGGCAATTGAGCCTGATACGGCTCTCCTGAAACTGTTGTGCAAGCAACATAGCTGGTTGTGCTGGAAGGTGTGACAATCTGCAAATACAAACCATACCCGGCATCCGCCCAATCTACCCCTAAATCCATGAATACGTAGGTTCGATGGCGTTCATTGATAACAGGTGCTCTTCCTACTAACAGTGCCATCTCTACCCCCTTAACACAGTATCTCTGAAAGAGATAGGCTGGCTTAATGAAACGGATGCAAAAGTAATAATGCTAGTTAATTCTACGCTGTATACCGTTATTTGAGACGGCGTTGGCACTATACTCCCAGGTGTAAACGTAGCTGTTCCACTCGCTGTCGTCACCCCCATTGTCACAGCAGCCGAGGCATTGAACACTCCAGTGACCGAGAACGAACCAGAACCGCTGGCAGTTGTTACTGGAACTGTTACGCCTGCAGTGCCCGTATAAATTGGGTCAGATGTTGTACCTGTGCCCGCTGCCGTCGTTGCTCCAGCCGTTACCGCAGCATTCGCCTGATAGACCACCGTGGCAAAGATTGCCGTTCCGCTTGCAGTCGTGGGAGCAGCCGAAACCGCAACCGATGCAGTGTAAATGGGATCGGACGTTGTACCCGATCCACTGGCAGTTGATGCTCCTGCCGTAACTGTTGCCGTCGCTGTCTTTGTGCCCGCTGCAAACGTCGCACTAGCTGAGACAGTTGCCACGCCACCCGTAACCGATGCAGAGGCTGTCTTGGTTCCGGCTGCGAATGTTCCTGATGCCGCTGCTGTCGATGCACCGACTGATACCGTGGCTGTTGCGGTCTTCGTGCCGGGAGCGAATGTACCGCTTGCCGAAGCTGTAGTCGCTCCGGTGGTGACTGCTGCGGAGGCGGTGAATGTGCCGCCACCCCCAAACGACGAGTACGCCAGCCCCGCCCCACCGTTATAGAGGGCTGTTATCTCGGCACTAGTGAGAACACGCTTCCAAAGTCCTACTTCGTCGATCATTCCGTCGAAGTAGCTACCGCCACCCTGAGCACCTATTTGAAAAGGCCCGGCACTGTTCGCCACGCCGCCGCTATGCGAAACGCTGTCCACCGTGCCGTCATTCACGCAAATGTTGAGCGTGTTGGCGGTCGCATCATGCCACACTACCACAAAGCACCATACGCCGGCAGAAGGATTGCCGAATGTAGTTGCTTGCACTTGGGCAGAAGTTGCGGAAAAACCATTTGTCGTGACGAAAAAATAGAACCCTTGGCTAGTGTTGTAGGCTAGTGCGTACTCTCTGTTTCCGTCAGTACTCCACTTTGTTACGATACCCATGTAAGACAAGCGGGATTCGAGATTGACCCACACAGTGATGGTGAAGTCAATATCGCCTGTCGATAAATCGGCGTTGTCCGCTATGTTAAAGTATTCGGTATCACCTAGCTCGAAGTCTCTGGCACCTGAAATTATGCCCGTAGCCGCTGCGATAGTGCCGCTCGTCTCCGTGAGAGTGTTGCTACCGTGGGCATCAAGGGCATTTCCGCTCGCTTCATCGAGTTTCCAGTAACTGACTATACTGGTAAGCAGCGACATCGGTTAACCCTTATCGAAGTTTGGCGAACAACTGATCTCGTGCCGCCCGCACATTATCCACTGAACCATTGCCGCTCGTCTTGGAGTAGGCGGAATCGAGTTCAAGAAACGCTGATTTCGCTTTCGCACCATTGGCGAACCCGAACCGGGTCGCTACTTCAGCGTAGTCCGTGTCGTCGCTTCCGGCGTTCTCACGCATTTGGATCATGACATCGCGTACGTCTGTCAAAAGGTCGTCCGCTTCCTCCATCATCTGGAGAACGCGGCGGAGCTTTCGCCCGTAGACTGTCTGATCGTCGAAATAGATGTGTGCGGCCATGTTTAGATTTCCTCATAGAACTTGATTGCTGGTTTCGTCTCTGTGCCTTGTGTCCAGGCACTACCGATAGATAGACACACCTTGCCATCAGGCATCAGTTCATGACCTACCACTCGCCCGCCGTCGAACTCTTTCCAGCCGATGCGACTGTAGGAAGCGGGGTCATAGCGGTATTGGTAAGTCTTTGTCGTTGCCCCGAAGGTCGGAGTCTGCCAGTTGTAATTGATCTCGCCACATCCCATGTGAGGCCAGTAGTAGACACCATGCGAGAACCGCAGACCGCCGCCGTAGATTCGGTCACAAGCCCAGCATCCATCCAAGTCGCCATCGCCGTCGATGTCTACGGGGTCAAGTGCCACCCATGTGTAGTTGCCCGGCGTTGTGGATCGGAAATAGTTCGGTTCGCGTCGTTCGCGTTTGTCCCAAGAGTTGGTGTTGTCCCGATTCATCAGGACTTGGCCATCCAGCGTCGCCAGTGTCGGCCCATAGGCGTAGCCTTGCCCACTCTCGTAACCACCGCAACCGAACTCCACACCAGTTGCCGACTTGATGAAGCCGGAGAACCGCTGACGAGGCAATGGAATCGCCAGCGTTTCGCCGGTCATGGCGTACAGTGTCGTGCTGTTTGGTGGGTTGGTATCGTATCCAGACTTCGGAGCAGCCCAGAGCTTGCCGTCGATGAACGCTAGGCTATTCGCATAGCCACCCTGCCACCATCCGGGGATGATTCGCGTAGGGTTTAATATCGGCCATGCGTTGACATCAGAGCCAGTCCCGTAGGCTTCAGGCAGGTCGATCTCTGCTACCTCGTTCCGTTGCGAATGGCCGACAACGTACAACTTCTTCGCAGTATGATCTATTGCGATGCCGCCGCGACCGTAGGCTAGGTTGAGCCGCAATCCGCCGAGTAGTTGTAGATTCAGTTCGGTAGGTTGCGGATCGGGCTGAGGATCAGGATCGGGCACGACTTCCAACGCTGCTACCCGTGCTTCGAGTGCAGCCAACTGGTCATGGAACGCAGCGTCAGCGCCGGCCAACGCATTAAGCTGGCCAGTGATTGGCTGCAAATCTTCCGGCTGAAGGAAAGTTACTGCCATCGTTACACCTTATCCTTCGTGATGGGTTCTCGGTCGAGGTTCAACTCCTTCACATGCCACAGCAGGTGGAAGGCTGCATTGCGTAGCGTCTTCTCCTTGATCGGGTCAAGCTTATCGAACAACCCAGCGATTGTTTCAATCTCCTCTTCCCACGGAATCAAGTCCCATAGCTGCTCCTGACACTGCGTATCAAGATCAACAATAGTTCCCTTGCCGCTGCCGTGTGGCCTGCTACTGCCACCAGACTCAGGCAATTCCCACCACTTACGAACGCAGGCTAGACACTCGTCCAGTGCTTCGCGTAGTTGCGTTTTAGCAGGCACTTCGTTGATGAGTGCCTGATAGGAAGTGAGTAGTTCGTCCGTCAGTGGAGGGGCGAAATTGCCGTAGACTCGTTGCTTCTTAGTCATGTGTGATCCGCCTCGTTAGCTGATAGGTGTGGTAACTTGGAATCCAGAAACTGCCATAGTGCCTCCAGCAACAATGACATTATTATCCCATACCATGTCTGTGCCCGATGTTCCCGCCGTGCCGTCAGCCAGCACGTTGTTGTCTGAGTCCGCAAGGTTGAACGTCGTGCACGTCCCCGACGCATCTGCGTTGGTATCACTGGTGATTGCAGAAGCAGTCGCTACGCCGGTTGCAGCGTTACCGAATGCCGGATCACTGAACGGGCAGGTGCCCAGGAGCGTGCCATAGGTTCCACCCACTGAGCCGGGCTGAGTGCTGGTGAAGAAGTTGATTTTGCCAGCACCAGAGCCTTGATCGATGGTGTCAACAATGCCGTTACAGGCATTGTTTCTCATCGTTGTGCCTAGTCGAAATGCCATATATCACCTGTAAAATAGCTTGTGTTAGATTTTACGTTCTAGCCTTGAACTGCCTGAATGCGTGTGCTATCCTACCACTGCTGACAGAGTGATAGCCGTCATAGCGGGGGCCTGCGAAATGGTTATCATGAGTCAGCACATGCCACGTCCTGGGGACATCGACAACTGACGAGTTGATTAGGATGGGGGGTTCGATTCCTCTAGTGGCTCTTGCTGACTGATAGCTCTGTTGCGTTACTCCTGGGGTCGTCAGATGCGGGTTATCAGTCAGCAACTTCTGTGTGTGGGATATTGGTTGTCCACCAGTTTTGGGAACTGGGCCTCAAGGCAAAAGTAGGTTCGATTCCTACCTCACAGACTATCCACCAAAGCTAGTCCCGTAGCTTCTCCCCTTACTGAATCCCCGTTCCATTGCCTTACTCATCTTCCCTTGTTCTCGCTTAATCGTCTTGGCGAAATAGGGGTGATTCATCCATGTTTCCAGCGGTGAAGCATACACCAGATTAGATACAATAGACCCTACCATCTTCGCTTTGCTCATCTTCACCTTGAATGATCGCTGGAGATTGCCAGTGATTCGCCGAGGTGGAGCACCAGGGGTAGCAGGAACAGGTGTGCTAGTGAATCTACCTAAACTGGATCGCTGGTAGACTGCTGGGGTATTCAGCGTTTTTTTGACCTGCCTGCAGAGGTAATTGAGACCAGATTCCAGACCATTGCCAGCGACTTCACGCAGTTCTCTGGTGAAGCCTTGGGTACGCCAGTCGATGCGGACAGTTACGCCTACCATTGGCTATGCTCCCGGTCTGAGTTCCAAGCAATCGTAATTATAGAAGGTATCCATGCCACCTATCCCCCGACGCTTCCGAATCCCCTGCACCTGCATATACCGACCATCACTAGTAATCCATCGATCCGACTTGGCACCACTTCCATTCTGTGTGAATATAGTGTGAGTCACAATGATTCCATCAGTAGCGTAGTTGCGAACGGTGCTAGACTTGGCATCTTCTACCCGGACATTCACCCCAGTAGCCAGATTCGCAAACGTGGGAACAAGCCCACCACTGGTATCAGCAGCCTGAGTAGGACGTTGAAGCGTTGCCGTATCTTTTGCCAGCAGGGATGCAAGACTCATTCAGCCACCATGACGCAAGAACACACCATCACAGTTAGTACCACAATGCCGAACAGGATGAGATAGATCATAGAGCAATCCTTGAAGCCATGTACGGTTGCATCAACACAGCAGCCTGAGGACTAAGGAAGTATCCAAACTCCTGCACCCCTCGTTGCACGTTCGCATTGGAATAGCTGTATTCACCCAAGCTCTCGCTGTTCACCTGCTGACCACCTTGACCAGCCATCTGCCTCATAGCATCCACTTCAGCACAAATAGCCTGTGTCACATCAGCAGGGCAGGTAGTGTAGCCAGACACATAGACCAATTTCACTGGCCCAATAGCTGGAACAATGGAGCGAGTGAGATTGTTGTAGTTGGTGTTGCGATAGGCTACTGGCGAGATAGCTGTTGCCCATTTGGTGCCGATTCTCCGGATTAACCCACTCTTGGCAACCTCGCCATTAATGCCGCTGCCATCACGCACCAGTGCATAATCAGAACCAGCAGTAAGAATAGTATCCGCTGCAAACGCTCCCGATTCGTCTCCCCACGCTGCATTCGCATCCTCATACACTGTCGTTACACTGGAAATAGGTCTGTGCCGGGTAATCAGCATCCAGCCATCTGGTTCGTAGTAGTCTGTTCTGGTCACAGGTTCAAAGTCTACACCCTGACAGGCATTCTGAACCGCAGCAATGGCAGCATTCATCCATGCAGTCAAGCGAGAGTCTTGGGAAGTATCGCTATCGGCGATTCCTAAATTGAGCTTCACTTGTGCGAGGGTACAGAGAGCGATGATACACCGTCCTTTACCTAGATTTTACAAGGAACTACCTCTTGTACGCTTCCTTAAGTGTGCCTTCGGGGTCTTTCTCAAACCGCTTGGCCATATTCAACTCCACCGATTTCCTCATGGCATCAGGAATCACCTTGATATCAATGCCAACTGGTTTGCAGACCAATTTCATCTTCCAATGACCTGCCCACGCATCCCACAGCACATACTGAGGCACACCCGCCAAGGAAAGATCACGGGTAAAGACAACATCCTCTGTGGATGCCTTATGCGTGTTCTCCGGCGTTTTAAACTGATAACTGAACCAAGGGGCTTGCTTCACTTGAACTGCCCGCAAATCGATCAGGAGAAGCCCTGTGGGAAGTGCTGCCACTTCCTCGTAGCCTCGCCTCTCGGTAGCCTCTTCTCTGGTGTACTTATCCAGCTTCATGGCCATATCTGGATCGTCAGTCTCCTGATTCCGCCATCGCATAATCAGGACATTCTCTTCGGGAGGCTGGCAGCAGTAGGGGGCACCCACGCAGCAAGGCCCGTCATGTTGCAGGGCAAATTCCAAGGCATTGGGGAGGAAGGCTACTACCCCTTCAGGGCATCCCTTCTGACCTAGCTGATAATCAGGGAACATGTCTGAATCAAGGAATACCGCAAAATCTACCTTGTTATCCAGAGCATGCCGGATAGCCCGGTTTCTGGACATATCCACGGGGGTATCATTGATACACTCCGTGAATACCTTCTCAATACGGGGATGCTGGCTCATGACGAACAGGGCATTCATAAGCCACTGAACGGTGGTGGAATGCTCCTGAAAGCCATAGGGGAATCGATAGATGCAGATGGAGAGCTTTTCAGGAAGTGGTGGCCATTTACTAGCAGGTTTCTCTGGCTCTACGGGTTTGTCTATCTTGGTGGCTTCTGCTGTGAGAATGCCACCGTATCGAATCTCTTTGACTGGTTTCGTCTTGCGTTTAGCCATTGGCTTGCGTTAGCTCCGTTTGTTCTTGTATTTACAGGTTCGAGGCTTCCGTTTCCCATGCCTATTGCACCCACGATTAGGTTGGCATTTAGAGCACCAAATAGCTTTAGGATTAAGCGGTTTCACTGGCTCAACTCCTCCGCCAACAGGGGCTTGTATTCGGCTGTGTCATCTTGGATGGATTGGCAGTACTTAGCTATTTCCATCTCCAATTGAAACGATCTATCAGGAACTTCAATGCACTTCTCGCCACAACTGCAACAATAAGCTGTTCCAGTCACATCGCTAGCAGTTTGGCTACCACAAGAGTTGCAAATCATTGGCTCTGTATCCGCTTAGACAGTTCTCGATATTGCTTCCACCTGTTCGTCACATCACTAATCTGACGCTGCCACTCCTCTGCTGTGTAGTTAGGTAGCGTTGTGAATACCCCATGATTCACTTGTGCAACAAATGGCTTGAACTCCATTCGCTCCTCGCAGAACTCAATCACGCTGTCAAGATTGGACATCTACCACCATACAAACGAAAACAACACTGACCATCATAGCCAGTGTTGCAGGATTTGCCAAGATGAATCAAGAGCTTACAGCGTTCGCTTCTGCTCAAACACCGATACACCGATAATCATATTCGGTGAAGTACCACCCGTGGTAGCCACTGCCTTGATGTACCGACCATTGCGGATAAACACCGTGGTCAGTACGCCCGCAGCACCATCCGTTGCCGAAGTGGTCTGCTGAGCGAAGGTAGCACCTGTGATATCGGTATAGGTGCCATCGGTGGTAGCACATTCCACCAGCTTGATATCAATAGTGCCAGTCGAACCAGTGACAGCACCCTTCATCAGCTTCATGGTAGTGCCAAACTGCCCACCACCAGCCAAACCCATATCGACATAGGTAGAGGTGGTAGTGGTAGTGATGGCACGGGGAACAATAAGGTCATAGCAAACTGATTGATTTGCCAGATCGCCAAACTGTGTCATGTGAGAATCTCCATTTGCCCATTCAGGGCGAGTGAATTAGGCCTGAAGAAGTTGATCGCACCATGCGAAGGATTCGCTGTGCCGTACAGCAATATCGCACTGGAGAATACCACGGATTTCCGTCTGGTCAGTCTGCCAGGGGGTATCACCGTATGGGTTCATATCCAGTTCCATCACAGCACCCATGCCGATCAGAATCTGGCTGAAGTCGCCTGCCAGCACATAGCTGAGAGTTGTTCCTGAACCCTTCACACGGGCGCCAGATACCTGATTGCTCAAGATGACTGGGTAGCCGTACTTGGTAGGCTGCATCTTCTCGTTAGCTTGCTTCATCATCTCGACAAAAGTACCAGCAGCATCACCAGCACTGACAGCATCAGCACGGAATGGATCAGCAAATCGGTACAGCTTGGGACGAGTGATAAAGGCCACTGAGTTCTCGTTGACAATACCGTTGGCATTCTCAACCACACCCAAGAGCTTCGACCAGTCCTGAGGCTGGAAGGTGTTGCCATCGGTAGCAGTCTTAGAGGCGGTATAAGTTCCAATCGCTTGGGCACCTACCAGCTTGGTAAGACCAGTTGGCTGAAGACCACCTGTTCCTTCCAAGCCTGCCAAATCCATAGCCAGAGCCAGGACGCGGGCGATATCGTTTCGCACGATAGCATCAGCAGCAGGGTTGCTGTAACGGAACAACTCGTTAGGGATTGAACCGCGAGCAGCCAGCTTCTTCGCTCGCAGAATCACACTGCCAGTAGCGATATCGGACTTGGTGATGGTCTGTTTTTCGCCAACCCAGTAAGCAGTCATTGCCCCATTTTGCTTGGGGAAGCTGATACTGCCCTGAGGAGGCAATGGGAAGGTTGAAGCACCAGCCTTGATAAGGGCTTCCTTGTTTCGCAGAAGCTCTACCAGTTCGCCCTGAGCAGCCAGAGGAACCAGTGTTCCACCAGTGGTGTCAGTCAGCCATGACAAATCCTTCTGGTAGTACTTCTTGCGGATGTAAGCAATCTCTTCATCGTCCGCATCAGTACCCTTAACGAGCGACTTGATTTCGCGGGCAAAGTCCAGAGACTCGGTGTCCTCTCCCAGACCTTGCGTCCAGAAGGGAAGCATCAGATTCTTGTCGTTGCTCTTTTCGTAACCTCGGCTGCTCAAGTGTTTGCGAAGCCGATTACTCAAATCAACTTCAACCGTACACTCGGAAGCATCCAGTTCGCCCTTGTAGAGACCAAAGGCCTTGAGGAAGCTGTAAGGGCGGGAGGTTTGGGTATTTTCACCCTTGCGGATACCGAAGACTCGCTTCGGATCGGGATTGTCTGCGGACTTTTGTTTGAGGTTGGCAATTTCCTTGCCTTGACCTTCGATGGTAGCACTCAGTTTCTTGAGTTCAGCCATAACTGCTTCGGACATAACAACACCCTTTCACAGCATTGTGAAGAGTGGTTTGTCCGGCTTTCGCTGACTCACCCGCCCGTTTTTGCTTCTACACCGATATTATACGAATCGCTCTGGTTTAGCCCGGCATGCGAATTGTCTTGTCCACAGCCGATTTCACCTGATACGATCCGCCATCTTTCATGCTGATCGATACCGTAATATCACCAGTCACTTGCTTCTGTTCTGCTTCAATGATCGCCTCTTCGATGGCTTCTTTCGCAGCAGCCATACCCTTGATGTTGGAGGCTTTCATTACCTTCGTACGGTATTCGCTCACTTACTTCCCCTTGATGCTAGCAATCTGTTTGGCATTGGCAGCAGCCTTGGCCTGCATCTCCTGCAAGGCCTTTAGCATCTTCTGCTCACTCTCAGCATCCGCCTGAGTGGTTTCTGCCTCTTCGTCTTCTGGCCCGTTGCCTAGATTGGATTTCTCTTCCAGTTCTTCAGCAGACTTGCCATTGATCCAGCTAGCGGTACTCGACAGCCCAGGCAACACACCCTTGCATTGGCGTTTATAGCCACTGGGGATATTCGCCGACTTACTCATGTCATCCAGCAACTCCGTGCAGTCCTTGAGAGTGGAGACGTGAGACTGGCATTCTTTTGCCCACGATTTGGCTTGGCGTGTTTTGAGTGACTTATCGACGTTGCTCACGTCATTGTCATCTTCAGTGGATCGACCTTGACCCTCAATGCCTTCGTCCTTCGTTTCGGTGGATTCGTCCGATTCTTCGTCGTCTTCTTCCACTTCCTCGTACTTCTCGAAGTGATCGGGGTGATGCTCATTAGCCGCCTTTGCTAATACGCCGTAGGCTTTCTTGGACTTGCCGAGATACGACTTGAACGCCTTGTTCATCTTCTCATGTTCCAGCGTTCCCATACCTTCTGCTACACTGTCCAGAATGGCTTTATGGGCTTCCAGTGCAGCCTTAGCTACCTTGGCAGATGCTGGAATATCGTTGCCACCGTCATCAGCTTGATCGGCAACAGTGCTATCTTGTTCGGCGGTATCTTCTGCCATTGCTTTCATCCTCTTGTCTTGAGATTTTACGCTGGCAGGGAATACCAGTTTCGTACTGGGAACGATCAGCGACTTGATTCGCAGAGCAAGTGGTTCAGCTAATGCCTTGCCATCCCATTCGGTAGACAACGCCATCCGGAGGGCTTCCTGATTCGCTGGCACCGGCACCACTGACCATTCCACCAACTCCCACTCTTCAAAGATCGTCCCATCCTGCTTACGCTGCGGATTGATCGACTTACCTTTGATGCCCTTGTAGCCAATACTGGCGCCTCGAAGCACCTTCTCCGCTACCAGACAGCATACCTGCGATGATTCAAGAGTTTTGTTGTGGAAGAATACCCGGCCTGTAATACGATCAGGCTGGACGTTTACCGTGCATGTCTTGGTAGTCGGGTCTTCTGATAGACCAATAGGCAGAGGGAATGCCCCGTGATCGAATAGGACTATCGGATTCGCCTGATAAGTCTTAATTCGCTTAAGGCACCCTTCCGGTACTACTACGTCGCCATCACGATCCTGTGCCATCGTAGAGATGGTGAATAGGGCAGACGCATCTGATGGATTGAATGCTACGTCTGCTACCACGAGGGGAGCAGAATGAACGGATGCATCTTTTCGTAGTCGTTTGCTCATGCTAGATTTTACGTGAAGCCTGCCATGCCGTGAATTGCTCAAGAAATTCAGTGGGTATTCCGGCACACGCATGGACGCAAGCTAAGATTCGCCGTGCATTACCTACTGCACCTTGGAATGGTACTATCCAGCCTTTTTTGACTTGTGCGATACAGTTGCCTTTGGCATCTACTAGCGAAACCATTCCTTCATGCTCTTCGCCATACTGCCACGGTTCTAGAGTGTGTTCTGTCAATTTATCACCACTTGTAACGCTGATTCGGCTGGTACTCCTCAATAGAGAAGTACGCATCGGTATCAGTTTGGGAAGGATTCGGCTGCTTGGGATCAATGAAGTATTCGTCTGTGATAGCGGTTGGCTTGAGTGTGTAAGCTAGACTGCAAAGGCAGTGGGGATGGGCTGGAGGAGCATTAATTATGCTGTATTTGCCTGTACCTACTACCTCAAACGGTTCATCTAAAGGCACAGACTTACCATCTAAATCTAAGCAAAAATCGCAAGCATCATTATTTGCTCTCCACGTTTTCATACCTACCTTGCCGCTTTGCTTTGCTGTCTTTAATTGGCCTGCATGGAACATTCTAGCAGCCTCTGTAGCTGCAATACGTTTCGCCCGCTTCTCATCATTGAAGATCATGCCTACCAGTTGCGTGAGTTGCTCAAGATTCAGATTCTCCTTCAGCCCTTCACTGATGACATAGGCTGTCTGCTTGTAGGCTTCTTCTACCTTCTCTCTGGTAGTTTCGAGCGTACTTTGAGCAAACTCATATGTCCAGCTTCTGGCTATCTCGATTGTATTCGGATCAACCACATCAAGATACTGATTGACCTGTGATGGTTCATTGGTTCGCTTGGCAGGATTCAAAGGAACTGGAGAAAATGCCTTAGTCTTGTTCTCAATATGCAGGCTGAAATTCTCCTGCCCTTCAATCAGATACTTCCTGAACAGTGGCATCGCTCTATCTATCAGAGCCTTCTGCCATCTGCTGAGATCGACTAGCCGCACTCCCTCACGTCCATACATCTTGATCGCCAGCAACATCGCCTGATACTGTTCACGCCACATCTGGCGGACTAATGCCGCTAGTGGCTTGCCTTCAGGGATGTGGTAGAAATGACCTTTAGGCATTGACTACCCATCGCCTTTCGCCTACCCGCAAGGTTTTACCTTCAAACGGTTCAAAGTACTTGTCTCGCTTCATATCAGCCAAGATTCTGTGGTGAAGTGCTTGTTTTCTTGCATCTGGATGGCTGTTTTTATCAAACAACATCTCAATCCAGACATCACCAATAACTTTCCCGATAGTAATTTGCATGACTAGCTCTCCAGTACTGAACCGATCATCACGTAGTTAGGCTTCGCGTTCAGTAGTTTCTTCAGCACATCTCCATCAATGATAGCAACTATGGAAGGGTTCGCCATGCCAAGACATTCAGCCTTACAATCTGCACAGATGCCGAACTCCATGTACCACGTCTCGCAATCCATCCGCTTAATGTCAATCGGGCACTCTAAAGCAGCCAAACAGCGTACACAATGCACGTATTCTAAAGGCTCAGGCTGTTTCTTCTTCCGCTTGGCCATTTAGTGCTTCCCGTTAGTGCTAAACTTCAGGCTCCTAACATACTGCATGACCTCAGTCTTGTGAATAGCCATTCCCCATCGTTCCAACTCAGGGATATGCCACCGTGCATCCAACTCTTCCCAAGGGATATACCCTCTCGTCTCTGGCATCGCTGGATCTTCCACAATCAAATCATCGACGGTATACCCGATAGCCACCACGTAATGCCCTGAATCGCTCTCTGGGCTTCCGTAATCGGCTGCATTACCATAAGCCTGTACCAACATCAAGACAGGCTGATGAGCGTCCAGATAGCCTCGTAATGCTTCGTTAGAGCATGGCAGATGGATCACAGAGGATAGACCGAGCGAATCAAATAGCTTCCTGATTGCTGTTTCGTCCGTACCTATCTCTTCGTCTGTCCCTAGTTGACTCCTGTACCAGTCTTCATCACATTCACCCACTCCATAGGCTTGGCAGATAGCCTGCACACAAGCAGCCCCGCAGCTGGAGCTGGTTTCCTGCCCCACTTGAGGGAGAGTAAACTTGATAGCATCATCTGGAACAAGAGCTTTCTTGAGCCTGTTCTTCATGGTGAGTTTTTTGGCTACTGGCTGATTCTCTGGCTGTTCTGGTTCTCGTTCTTTAGGCTTATCCTGACCTAGCATCCCTGCAATATCTTCTTTCTCTAGCAGTGGCTGCTCTGGCGTTCCATCTTCCATCAGTGGTGTCACTCCTGCCCTCTGGCACGGTGTATCACCCCAAGGAACAGGAGCTAGTTCCAAATGCTCTCGGTACTCATTGACCACGATAGCACAACGATCCAGAGCGTCATTCATCTTCTGATGCTCCAGCACTGGATCATGAGGAGCCGCATTCTGCCAGAAGATTCGGTACTCGTCTCCGAATCGGCTAGCTAGTTTCTCTGTCAGCACCTGCCCTAAATAGTGCAATTTAGGGTTGATGCACTGATCAAAGAAGATTGCATTAGGTGCATAGGCAGACGTATCCGAAGTAGGATCAATACCTACCACACCCTTCGGTACTTTGAACAGAGCCAGTACCTTATCACGGATACGATCATCGGATTCATTGAAGTCTAGCTCTTCATTGCTTGGCCCGAACTTGCCACCATTCTGCCAGCCAGGAGGCAGAATCAATGGCATCCGATTCTTCCCCTCGCCCTGAAGCCTCTGGTTCAACATGGCATAGGCTTGAGTGAGTTGTGCCTGATCTGGAAAAGGCATGCCCTTTTCCATTGCCAGCACCAACCCCGGATTGTGCATATTCTTCATCTGATGCCATTGGCTGGCATCCATCGCTTCCCCGGTATCCACCCAGGCACTGCCACCCTGTAATGGCCCGTAGCCATCGTAATAGCTCACAGGGCTAGGCATCGTCCAGTCAATCATGTCTGCTGCATCGATGTAGGTATTGGCTGCCACCCCTTCCATCGGTCTGACCCAATAGCCCTTGACCAATGGCTCATCTTCGCCTCGACCCGGTTCAGGACGTACCCAGTGCGTTGGAATATTCCAGATTTCCACTGGATAGCCTGCGTTATTGTGAGGCAACCACCAGAGTGATTTACCACACAGTTCCCCATACATAATCGTCTTGTACCAGAGCGAATATGTCACGTCAGGAATATTCGGATCGTTAAGAAGCTGAACGAGTGGGTGATCGTGTTCGACTGGCTGCAAGTCTTCATCTTCGCCCAGAGTGGTCATGCTCTTGGTTCGTTCTCTCCATGACTTGCTATGGATGCTCTTTTCTCGCACATCTCGATAGGTGACTCTGGCTACCGTGGGCTTGTACATCGCAATTTTCTCTGCGATTGCCCGTACTGCTACATAGACCCAGCCTCGATAATGCCGTACTGCTTCCAGAGCTTGCTGTTGCTGATAGCCAGTGGTGTAGGATTGGCTGAAATTGAACAGTCTTCCCAGGGCGTTTCCACCGTCTCGTTGGCCGGTATGCTTACTGCCAGAGATGCCTCTGGTGATAGCTTCGACAGTCTTGAGATAGCCAGCATTGACGTAATTGAGGAGATTCATGCTAGATTTTACACTAGCATGCTGGCAGGCGTGAGCTTGCAACCGAACCGCTCTTCCGCTACTGCCAAATCCCCTTCACAGACCACGCCTACGATTCTCTTGTTTGCTAAGTAATCGTAAGCCTTTCGATAGTCAGAAAAGTACGGAATCTGACCATTGACCACTAGGGGTTTATCGCCTTTCGGAGTTATCTCGCACGGTACTGAGATGTTCATGGGCCTGCTCCAGATAGGATCGTAGCCGATGCTCATGAGAGAAGCCTTAGGTATTGTAGGTTCGTTTCCGTGGATATTCTACGTGCTGCCACCAAATGACCAGCCCGATGGCATGAACTCCATCCGGCTCTTGTTCTCCAGCCAACTGAAGGCTCCTGCTGAAGCGTCTACCATATCATCGTTCTTTCCAAATGGGAATAGTCGTAGTTCTTCCAAATAGACTTTGTTCCAAGCTGCTTTAACGATCTTCACATTGCCAGCATTCACTTGACTACTGAATGGATCGGCTCTCGTTTCCTTCGCTCCTGTTTCTCGAACACATTCAGCCGTATAGCCACTCATGAGACGGATAAAGTCGGCTGATTGATCTTTCCCCGCACTGCCTGGGTCTTCGCTTTGTATCTGCGGAACAGCAATACAGATAGGGTAGGCGTAATCCAGATCAGCTGTCTGTCTCTGTGTTCTCTTCCGCACATCACATGACCACTGATCCCTAACTACGTCCATGATGTAGTAGATGCCTGTCTTGACATCCTTTCCCATCCGTACTCCTGCTGTGTAATCCCCCTTGCCTGCACTCGATGCCGTATCCCAATATCGGCATTCTTTCATCAAGGCAGGGGCAGCGTCTACAGGCTCAATCTTGTCCACATGGAACATACCACCCTGACGCGGGACGGGCCTTTGTTGTAGCTGACCTGCTGATCCGTATTCCCCTAGGTTGGCTTCCAACTTCCTGACTACCTCTTCACTGAATTGTTTGGGGGCAAGTAGTTCGCCCTCTGTGGTTCGCCAGTCAACGAAGCCGATACTGGTAGGCTGTCTTGCTCCTTCGTAACGCATAGGAAGGCAGAGATGCTCGTAGCCACCCATCTCTAAGCAAACGCCCGTTAAGTCTTCCTGGTGCAACCTCTGCTGAATGACGATCTTCTTCACGCCTAACGTCACGCCACGGGAAGACATGGTGAGCTTCCACCAGTCCGCTACTGATTGACGTTCTACCGGGCTTTCGGCTTGCTTAGCGTTATTTGGATCATCAGTTATCACAAAATGGGGATGTACTCCAGTTCCGTGACCACAGACAGAACTAGCCATCCTCCATCCACCAGCAGTATTCTGGTAAAACGTCTTCTGATTCTGATCTTTGGAGAACTTCACCATGCCGGGGAACATGGATTGATACCATTCGGTTTCCAGCAATACCCGGCATTTCGCACTATCACGACTGGATAATTGAGCATCATAGGAACTAAAGAAGAATCGCTTCTCTGGTGATTTCGTCCATACCCACGCAGGAAAGAACACACAAGCTACCAGCGACTTCGAGCAGCCTGGTGGAACATTGATAATCAGGTCAACAATCTTGTCTTCGTAGCAGGCCTGTAAATGATCGGAGACAGCCTTGATATGCTGACCATCTATGTAGGGATTGCTCTCTATTTGCTCCCATGAGGCCTGTACAAATCGGTACAGACTCTGCTGGTAAATACCCTTTTTAACGTGGTTCAGCCTGTCCAGCACTGGCGAGTTGCTCAAGTTCTTTCTCGATGCGTTCCAGTTCAATCAGTGGTATCTTACTGTAATCTACCGCCTCATGCTGGTGAAGGTGTAAGTGCTGTTCAGCCACTAACCCACGATCCAACTTTTCCTGCTCAATATTTTGAGCTTCTGCTGCCAAGATTGCTTTGGCTGCGGATGTAGATTCCCTAGGCTCAACTTTGTCACTGGTGGCCAAGTCTATTTGCCTCTGAATGATTGCTGCTCGGCATTCTTCTGGAATAGGCCACCGCTGACGAATCGCTTTCTCAATCAATCTGGTGTCTCTTGTGCTTTGTGGACGAATCGAAGCAGGCAGCATTACGGTTCCCCCCTAACCCCCTTGGGAAAGTTACCTTGCAATTTACCTTATCCACTATTCTATTCAATCTCAGTTGCTTTATTCCTATTTTCGAGAATTTTAAAGAATTCTCTTGCGTTGAGTAGTGTACAAGAGGTATCAGTTACATGATTGCATCTCTAAGTAGTTCTGAATTACACCCAAATTACGTCAGAACAGTTGATCCTCTGGTTTCTGAAGCTTCTCCAGTTTACTCACCATTCGCTTGCTGACCTGTTCAATATTGCGTTGTAGCCAATGATGGAATAACCTGCGTTTCCATCGCTTTCGTTGTTCTTCTGTACCTTGGTGGTAGGCTAGGGCGAGAGTGAGTATGTCTTCAGTGGGCATGTTCAGAAGTTTGGCTTGCTTCCTGATTTTACGGAATTTCGCTGCTGATACAGTGGTTTCGTGATGGTGATTGATGGTAGCCAGGTTATAGGTTTCGTTTGCTGCTTTATTCTGACTGATGTTATTTTCTCTGGTATGCTTCTGGACGTTATCTCGGAGCATCATGCAGTATTTCATAATTCCCCAACCTGCGTGAGTGGTGAATTTAGCTTTATCTTGATCGTAGGATAGGGCAGAGTATCTGAATCCGATGGTAGCTTCCTGGTACATGTCTCGCATTTCCACCCCTTCACACAGATACTTTTTAGCGAGTTTGGCTATCAGTCCTTTGTGTTTTTCGAGCAATTGCATCCATGCCCGTTGACGGGTTTTCTTCTGGGGTGAAGATTGGATCAGGTGGCAGAGATGGGCATCGGTAGGCAAACGGCAAGCACTTCCGTGAGGGTTAATTCTCATGGAAGTGTAGGCGATTTGGTAGGATTATGCAAGGGATTTAGATGAACAGGATAACTACCATTGAGCAGATAACGATAGAAACCAAAGTCATCACACCGAAAACTGCTACTAGATTCTTCATGGCTCTCTCCTGTGATGAAAGTATCTTACTCTATCTATCGCCGTTGTCAACAACAATATTTAGAATATTGGAAATAATTTAGAGAGACACCTCTTCCAGTACCTGTTGGAGTTGCTTGATATAGGCCTTTTCTGCTGCTTTCATGGCAGATTCAGCGGTCATAAACGTGCCAATATTGCTCCCACCTCTTGCTTGTAAGTTTGTGTGATACCATTTATCGTTATTTAGCTGAAACACCATAACACTTAACCCGCACATCATTTTTGCCTGGTGCCAATTGCCAGTTGATCTGACTGACTCCCACTTCAGCGGCTTGATGCGATAGAGTTGGCTCATGAGTTGGCCTCCGTGAATTGTGAGCAGTTGCATACAGACCATGTACATCCACAAGCATCATGGCCACCCACGTGAGCTTCTTTACGATGCCCACACATGCAAATATTGGACTTGTTTTCAGCCTCTTCCAAAATGGCTTTCTTAAGATAGCAAGCCATATCAAGGCATTCTTCGTATGCATCTTGAAGCGTTCTGCGGCCATCATGAAGAGAGAGGGGCTTGCCGTATTTAGCGGTTCCCATTTCGTCCCTATGCTTCATGTCCGAGATGACTAGATTCCAGATGTTCATTGCACTTCCTCCCATTGCGATTCGATCATGACCAGATTCAGTGGTGCATGATGTCCAGATGATTCTTCACCAATCCTGACAATACGATTATCGTAAATGGTGTATATGGAATCGCAGCGTGGCTTATTGATCCACATCTTCCTCCCTTGTTTCATCATCTCGACAGCCTCCATGAAGCTGTAGCGTTTGGGAGGATCGGGGATGATTTGCCAAGAGTTAGTTAAAGTGTATTCGTTAATTTGTACAGGTTCCATAGTTAGCCACTTTAGAATATGACCATGATTGTCCCAAAATGCGACTAAACTACTAGCACATGGCCTTACTCGTTTTCCTTCGTTCCTGGCAGCGTTGATAGCTGCGAAAAAAGTTAAACTGGCCATTGTCTCAATCCTCCTGGGGTTCGTGGGGAACAGAACGGTTAGCGGTTAGAGTGCTCTGAATTTCTGTGGTGCTTCATCGAATCGGTAAATCTCTCTTCGATCCAGCAAATCTACCACTCCTTGTGGGCCTTCACGTTGTTTGGCTATGTGCAGTTCAACGATGTTGTTAGAATTTTGATCGTCTTCGCCCTTGGGTTTATGAAGAAACAGCACATTATCAGCATCTTGCTCGATGTTGCCAGAGTCCCGCAAATCAGAGAGTCGGGGGCAGTCATTACGGTTCTCAATTCCTCGATTCATCTGGCATAGGGCAAGAATGGGAATCTCTGTTTCCTTGGCACACAGTTTCACCATGCGTGATACCTCGCCAACTTCATCATTGCGGGTTCGGTGTGATGTGGACTTATCAGTCTGCATAAGTAGCACATGGTCGATTACTGCAAGCTGTATCCCATGCTTCCGCTTCATCCTTCGTAGTGATGCCCTGAGTTCCATAGGCTTCAGACCTGGCTTATCCTGCCAGTGGATCGGCAATGTGGCCATGAAGTCGATAGCATCATTCAGCCTATCATTCTGCTCATCGGTGATGTATCTATTGACTAGCTGATAGTGGTTGACCTCGGCCAACGAGCAGGCAATTCGCAACCCTACTTTCTTGTTAGTCATCTCGAGGTTATAGACCATGATAGGCATGCCACCTTTGGCAAGGTTAGCCAACACATTGCCAGCCAGTTTAGACTTGCCTCCACCTGGGCGACCAGCAAGGATAGTTACGCTACTGGGTGCCATACCATAGAACACTTTGTCCACACTAGGGATACCAAAGCCTATCCCAAATCCACTGCCAGAGCGATACCCCTTCACCAACTCAGCGACATCATCACTGACTTGCTTGGATGTCTGTGGCTTACCATCATCACCAGCTTCACTCAGACGGCCTAATCTCTGCTCGTAATTGGACAAGGTTTCTTTAGGGCTGACTGTTGACAATGACTCTTCAGTGAGTTCAACGCCTATCTGCCCCATCTGCCTGGTCATCCACTCTTCTAGTACCAGATTGGCATAATCCAGCACATTATCAAACGTCTTCATCGCATGGAATAACGATGATAACGCTTCGTGTTCTACTTCGTTTCCTGTTCGCTTTAGATAGTCCTCTAATAAGACTAGGTCGATGCCTTTTCCCTGTAAATTCAGCTCAATAGCAGCATTGTAAGCCATCTTCGGCAATGGATGATAGAGCATATCGGCAAGAGGAATTACCCCCATCACCTCGGCCAATGCATCCTTATCCTGCAATGCACAACTCACCATGCATCGCTCGAATTGATCACTGACCGGCAACTCTACCGATGGCTGACGATGTGGTTCTGAACGTGGCGGTGGGCTTGATCCACCTCGATAATCCATCGCACACTTCAGCTTGTGCCGTAGTTCCTTCTCTGTCCACGGTGGCTCACATCGCAGGTTGTATTCATTCATCAATGCCCATGCATCTTGCTCTTCTAGTTTCAGAACGTGAACCAGCTTGATGGCTGCGTTATACGTTTGGGCATCTCCACCTTGCCCTTCTATCGCTCCTGGTATCTTGCTGAGATAGTTTCGCCCACGATCTACAGCAGACTTAGCCACCGGCATGGGCTGGACTAACTTCACCAATGGCTTAGGTGGTGCCAATACCTTCTCTAAATGCTCCAGTTCAAACGCTCCATCGCAGATGTGATGAAGTACGGCTTCTGCCTTTGGTGGTTTGTGATTTGTGAACCCTGGCACACGCATGATTCGAGCAGCATCTTTAATCTTCCGATCTCCACCCAAAATCACTGCCAAACGATCCTGCAACTTGCCCCATTTTTCAAAATCCGTCAGCCTCTCTTTCAGCCTCCAATAACAGTGGCAACCATGCCCAGATGTCAAAACCATGTGCGGGTCAAGTAAGTCTGTACCGCTAATTCGCTCCAGAATCGTTTCTAAGACAATATTCTCTACATCGACGACGATTACCCCTACTGAAGCCGCATCGTCGTTTGTGGTGCCTCCTAGCGATTTCCTTGGATTGATGCCGGCGTAGATGTTGTAGCCTTCTTGGTTCAGCTTTTTGATCTGCTTCCACTGGTCGCCCAGCGTTTCGATTTTGAAATGCAGTGATTCTACTTTTTTGGTTTCTTGTTGGATGCATCGCACCTCGACGTTATCCCCAGCGACGAAAAGGAATCTGAACCAGTCTCTTGCCTGCTCTAACTGCGTCATGCCTGCTCTCCTGGTAGACTCTTGCTCAATGTCACTGCGAAGCTAACCGCATCTTCTTCCGGGCCTTCGCCAGCCTTCATAGGAATTTTTGGCGTGTATTTGTGCATCTCTAATGCTTTGCCGTACTTGCTGTTAGTCGGCCACACATTCACCAGCGGATGGCCTTTACTGGTCATGATCTGCCAGTGGTAGCCTGTGCAGGCTCGCAGGGTTAATCCGTGATCTTCGACGATTTCAAGCAAACAATCCCATAGCATCACAAGCCCTCCGGTAGTGGTTTCTTGTGTCGTTCCATGATCTTCCTCGCGGCTTCTTCCCTGCCATTCTCCACGATCATCTGCTGGCAGTAATCGCGGAAGTTTCTAGCGTCGATGTCTTCTGCACGCTCTGGTTTCGGTTGATCCATGTGCCATGATGGTTTCTGATCTTCGATCTTCAACGACAGCCAAAACTTGAATAACGGGAATGTCTTGTCCCGGTTGCCCTTGATCTTTTTCATGATGAAGGCGAAGTGATGTTGTCCGTACACCCGAAGCTTTTCTTGCAGGTCAAGCCTGATGTCTTCAACGAATGGCTTCTTGCCACGGAACTGGAAAACAAACTCACTAGCTAAGTCGGCTGCCTTTTCTTCTATCGTCTCTGGTTCATCGCCAATTTCTCTTTCTTCCACATTTAGTATTTCTTCAGATACAGATACAGAGGGGGAAGCATTTGCTAGCGTCTGCTTGCAAGTGCTAGCAACTACTAAAAAGCCACTGGTGAGTAGCTGCGACAAATCAGGAGCAATGTCTAAATATGCCACTCTTTTAAGGTAATCTGCATCACCATCAAAGCTTCCATCCCCTGCATCATCCATAGATGCAACAACCATGCATACAACCATAGCCAGCTTGCTAGCATCTGCTAGCGTTGACCAGTCTTTGCTTGTAAAGGTGTTTGAATGGAATTTGATCCAAGGTGGCCTTCTACCTTTGTAATGCTGGAACTCACGCCAGTTCTTAATTCGATATCGCATTACTTCACCTTGGCTTTCTTCATCACTTTAGCAATGCCATCAGCCAGCACATCTTCAAGAGGTGTGCCATCGGTAGTTGTGGGTTTAGGTGGTGGAGCAATGGCTACCGCTTCAGCGAATACGCAAAACGTGTTGCCAGTCTTTTCAGAAAGCCTAACGGCCTCTTTGATGGCACTTTCTAATTCTGAATGAACGAATGGAAATGATGACTTCATTATCCCATGTTTGAACTTATCTGATTTGAGTACAACGATGAATCTAGCCATTGATTATGCCTGGAAACGAACCAACCCTTTCAAATGTGTCCTCACTTGAAAGGGTTGGTAGCAATCTTTTACCGATGTAAACACTGAGGACACAGCGTTACGTTATATTTGCCAGATTTTCAGCGTTCCAAACAAGGCAACTGGCAAGCCTGTATGCCATCACTCTAATCGTCGGTGGCGGGTTTGTCAAGAGGTAAAGGCAACCAGCCAATAGGTTGTTCACCACCATCGGAGAATGCATTGTTGGCGTGATTTTGCCAAGGGTTCAATGGTCTGTATTCTGGATCATATCTGCACACCTCACACCTGTATGGCGTTCCTGTGTATCCTGAATCACCAAACAGAATGACCCATGTTCGGTTCAAGGGTGCAGTTGACATAGGTTGCATTTCCCATGTTAACATACCAATGCTACTCATATTACTGGCTCCTTTTGTTCCATGCCTGGGTCTAGTTCACTCAAAAAAGCAACACGACGAGAATCCCATTCCGGATAGCTAGGTTCACAGTTATGCACAAGAAGACCCATCGCATCTGCAAGCCTCTTCTCGATAAACACTCTCCGCCTTTCAGAAATCTGAAGACTGAGTGCCAATTCATTTTCAGTGACGACAGTATTGCCTAAGCTTCGTTGTGCAACTCGTTCCTTGAACGATTCAATCGTTCTGTACAAATCTTCCCAATCTTCCTGCTTCCATACTGCCATTTTCATCTGCATTACTCCTGGTTAGTGAAAGAAAAATGCCAACGCCTAGACTGACGCAAACCAGTGGAAGGATATCTATCGTTGGCTGCTACGTTATTGGTGAAATGATACACCCTGGGCAATCAGTAGCGAATCCCGGCTGTCTGCTTCTGTGAGATAGCAGTTAAGGCCATACAGCATGGCGTGGGTTGGTTATTCGGTTATAGGCTTGTTGAGTTGTTTGATGTATTTAAGGTATCCTCCATCACGAATCTGCTCACCATTAGGCTGTTTCACAGCAGGCAGAATAGAAAAGTGGGTGAGATACAAAGGATCAAAATCGTTATCAAGTGGCGTTCCAACATAAGGAGCTTCAGCCACTGGGACATTCCACCATAAACAGTTGCCTAGCTCCTCAAACCACCGATCTGCTTCGTAAAGCCTTTCGTAGTTCATCGCTATACCTCCGCATCAGCAAGAGAAGGATCAATCGTAGGCTTCTGTGGCTCTTCTCGGAACAGTTTGCCAGTCAGTAGCCAGAAATCGAGATGAGAAACCAGTAGCCAGAAATCGAGATGAGAAACGAGGCGTTTAACCTGTTCTTGATTCAGGTATTCATCAACCACCCATAGGAACTTATCTCGCGGTTGAGTCTCTGATTGCTCTAGCAGCACTTCGTCAGTATCACCTAGAACTGCCTGCACCCCATCTAGCGTTCGTTGTTTCATGAGTCATAACCTCGCGGCTTGGTTGTTTCGTGGAATTGGTTCAGGTGAATTGTCGAATAGGAATCCATCAGGGGCAGCATCTGATACTACTGGCAACTTATCACCTAGCACTATCCGATACCTCCACTGAGAGGCTGTAATGCGTTCTGAATGAACGGCAGCGACCTTGTAGATACGCTGCCATTGGGTTTCTCTTAGATTGCGAATTCTCGCACTGCATCCCGCTTCACTTGTTCTGGCCTTCTCTGCGATCTCTTTCAGAGTGTGCCATTTCTCATCTGAAAGTACCGTGTACACCCTGCCAAGTGCTGTTGATAGCCTGGCATGATCTATCGCCGGATCGTAAGTCTGACCAGAGAAGTGAGGCATGGGTTAGCACACTCCAAAAGCGGTTAAGAGGGAAATGCCCATCCCAATCAGTAAACCGAATGGCACAGAATCTGGGTCTTCATCGGGAGCGAAGTTAGGTTCTACATCACCCTCATTGCCGCCAGGCGGAATCTCAATGCTCCATGTCACTGACTTCTGAATCAGTTCAGCGACATACTTCGATGTGCCCTCAGGAATATTCTTCTTGTCCTCATCCATTGAGTACTTGATGAGTTTGGCAGTGGGCTTGTATGGCTCAACTCCCTTCATCAGCTTGGTAACAGTCTGGATGTTGGCATACATCTTGTTCGTATTATTGCCCTTGCCGGCGTTGTGAACAATCTGCACCATTGCCTGTCTTCCTACCAGGTTGCGGGGATCGAATCCCTTCTGCTCCTGCTCTGGTGTCACTTTGGTGCCGTACCAAGATTCAATCAGTTTGCGGAAGGAAGCTAGTTCGTACAGCGATAACGTATACAACCTGCCGACACGATAGGCTGAACCGTCTTCCTTCTGGTAATCGAGTTCAAACTCGATGTATACCTTGTGTTGATTCTTTCCGCTGAGTGGGTTTTTATGTAGACCGCAATCATATACACCGACGCAGACACCTTTGTACATGTCTTCAGGAATGATGGTAAATGTCGGGCCTTCGTTCTTGGCTAGGAATGCCATGTGCTGTTCTCCAGTTCGGTTTTCAGTTATGGTTCGGTTACTTAAGAATCAGATGCTTGCCACGTTCTTCGAGCTTGCATCCTGGGATTTCTACGCCAGCTTCTAACTCCTTTCTGATTTTGTCGTTATCCGGCAGTTTTTTGATAACCGCCTTGAAATACTCTTCTGGCAGATGCTCCTGTAACACCTTCAGAGGCTTCACCCCGCCATTACCAGCCACAGTAACAGTATTCAGGGCAGTTTGCACCTTAGTCTCTCCAATATCCTGTAATGCGTTCAGGAGACGATTAGAGAGCCATTGTTGCTGATCCTTGAACCACTGCTCCCGATCCTTGAGCCGGT